AAATAACTGAATAACTAAAAAACTTAATAAACCTATTGTAACACGAAACATTGATTCCAATATTAATTCGTCTTTATATACCCACCTTTCAAATTTATGCGCACTTTTCCAATATACCAAAACAAGAAAAACCCTATCTAAAATAAATAGGGTTATCAAAAACGGTAGTAGTAGAATGTATCTCACTTTACAAAGTTATACTTTTTTTTTAATTATCTATCGTCGCGCATTAATTCTTGGTAGTGTAAAATTTCTTCAGCTTCATCTTCGTACTCAAAACCAAATTCAGTTGGGTCTTCGTAAATTAATTCCTCTAATGTTTCACAAATTAGTTTTGAATTACGGTTGTTTAATATTCCGTGTTTTACGTAACTACCTTCGTGGTCATATAAATCATAACGGGTAATATAAACTTGTAAATCTTCTACTTCGTTTCCATCTCTTGTAAATTCTACTTCAAATTGAAACTCCATTGAGCCGAACCTACCTAAGTTAATATCGAAATATCCTTTACGGTTGTAAAAATCTACTTCTTCAATTTTCCAATTACGTGTTTTCATAGTGCTTTGTTTTAATTATTTCTTCAAAATTAATATAACTTTTTAAATAAACAATACTTTTATAAAAAAAAATAATAATAATTAAAAAACCCCTCCCTTGCATTTATCTAAAATTCCCAGGTTTTGATTTGAAGGAGGGGCTGTTGCTTTGCCGAGCCTTAGTTATTTTTTATAAGGAGGGTTACTTATAAGCGCATTTATTTGCTCCTTTTGTATTTTAGTAACTACTTTTTTCGGTGTAAAATAAACTCCTTCTAATTGAAGCTTGTCGTATGCTTGTTTTAAATAATTCATATTACATTCCTTTTTCATTTAGGTATTTCGCTAAACGCTGGATCGTTTTACTTGTTAAAGATTTGCCGTTTAAAAACGTGTGAATATTTGACTGGTGCAATTTAGCATCCAAACAAAAAGCATTCAATGATAGTTCGTGTTTTTGTAGGTAGTCCCGTAACATTTTACGCGTTAACTCGTCGCTATTTGCTATTATTTTACTTGCTTTCATTTAGAAATCATTTAAGAAATCGGATATATCGTTTTTAGGCTGCGTTTCAGGCTGTTTAACGGTGTTTTGATTATCCCTTGGTAATTGTGCTTGTAAACCTATATAAGCTCCGTTGTCGCCTTGTTTTTTCCAACCAGCTAATTCGTACTTAATTCCGTTGATTGTTATATTACCTTTAAAATCAGGGTGTGAATCTTGTTTTTTAAATTTGTTGGTAGATAGACTACCGTAGTTTTTTTGTTCCATTTTACTTTTTATTTTAATTCTACTTTATAATAATCCAATGTTATATCCGCTATTTTTTCAGCGTCTTTACGTACCCTTGCTTGTCTATCTTCATCGTCGAACGGACTGTGCCACCTTTCATCTGAAACCGCATCGTAGTTTAAATACGTAATAATTGCTTCAACAACTCTTTCTCGTCTTTCGTCGTAGTCCATAGGAACCAATAAAACCTTTGCTAAATTTTCCATTTTACTTTTTATTTATTTTTACTTTTAACATTTTAATTACTAAAGAATCAGTATTTACAGTACCGCCTTCATCTGTTACCGTTAATAAGGCTTTTACTAATTGGTTTAATTCTTTTAGTTCTTTTTTTAATTCTTGTATTTCTTGGTTAACTTCTGGATTCATATTAATTGAATTAAGTTGTTATAATATTCTCTACATTCTTCAATTCGTGTTTTAATAGCTTCGATTACTTCATTGTCACGCTTTACTACGTGCGTTTTAACGCGCTTTTCCATAGGTATATGGCCGAATGTATGCTTATCTTCTACAAAAGCTCTTATATCGTCGCTTTCTCCTATTACATTTTGTTTCCAGTGTTCCCTTCTAACTTCATCGTCAACAATTTGTTTAGGCGTATCAATCAAACAATAGCATAATAGAGCTTCTTGTTTGTCAGTTAGCCACATATAACCCTGAAGCTGGTAGTAATAATCTTTGTTATTTAGTTCGTTTTCTATTACCTTATCAAAAAACGTAAACGCATCCCAAGAACTTTTAACATCTATTAATACGTCCGTGTTTACATCTGGCTTTCCTGTTGCCCAGTCATTAGAAAATTGTTCTTCATTCTTGTAAATAAAGCCTACGTCTAAAACACTTTCAGTTAATTTAATCGCTTCGGGTTCTACTTCGTTTCCTTTGTCCGTGTATCTACTCCAGAACTCTTTATGTATTCCGTATTTTTCTTGAATTGCTAATTCTAAAATATAGCTTTTAGTAGTTTGAGAAAGACGTTCCCCCTTTGTTCGGGGGTTCGTCATTATTTTACCGATTTGTGAACAACGTACTTTCATAACAATAATGCTTTTTCTTGTGCTTCACTTAATTGAAATTTCTCTTTTAGCTTTTCGATAGTAATTTTACCTTCGTTAATTGCTTTTAAAGCATCGGTAAATCTTTTGTTATCCAAACTTTCTTTTTTAGGCTTTTCTTGTTCTCCTGAAGCGTCCGTGTCTTTGTCGGTAACTAATCCTAAAATTGAACTCAAACAATATCTACGAAAATACGTAACACCCGAACCGAAACTTTGAAAGTCATTCATTCCTTTTAGTTGTACATACGGTATTAAAGTATTTGAATCAATCATTTCTCCAGTTTCAACGTGAAATAAAACCGTTTTAAGATAGTTTAATCCGTCTTGTGAATTAATTAGTTGTGTGAATCCTAATCCGTGTTTTTGTAGTAATGGATTTACTTCGCTAAATATTTTTGGAAGATCCGAATATGAATACCCGTACCCTTGCGTTTCTTTGTGAATTACTTTCACTTCTTGCTGGAACGCCGCCAGCGACTTTAATAAATGTTTCATATAACTTTGTTTAATTTTCTACAAATATAATATTAATTTTTAATATAACAATAGCTTTTAAAAAAAATACTTAAAATAATTTTAATTGTGCTACGTGGTTGTTTATTCGTTCAACCGCCTTTTCGTAGTATTCTAAATCTAATTCACAAGCCGTTAGTTCAAATCCATAATCATGACAAGCTATTGCTATTGAACCACTGCCTAAATGTGTATCAAGTATTTTATCGCCTTGCTTTGCGTTATTTTCTAAAAGCCATTTATATAATTCAATAGGTTTTTGAGTTGGATGTATTTTATTTTGTTCTTTATGAATAGATAAAGACCACATTTTAGCAGGTTTCTGTATAGAAGACCAAGCATATTCACACATTGCTAAACTAAAATCGTGAGGTTGTTTTTTATCCCAAATAAAGAACCCTTGTGTAATTGGTAAATCAAAATAATTACCACCCCAAATAATTTGATTTTTTGATACTCTAAATAATTCTTCAAAATATTTTTTTGTAGGTGTTTCATTATCCCAATTCTTTTTTTTATGTTTTTGTCTTACAGGATTTGAACTAATTCCAATCCCATAAGGCGGGTCAACTATTGCCAAATCAAAGTAGTTATCTGGATAGCGTGCCATTAGCTCCATGTTATCTTCGGTTGTTATTTCTATTTTATCCGTTACTTTCATAAAAATTTCTTTAATCCTTGTGCGCATCGTTCAATTGAGTTTGCGCGTTCCTGAAGGCTTGTTATTTGTTCAAGTATAGTTTGCTTACAATCGCTTGTAAAATATCCCTGTGAGTTAGCTATTAAAGGAATTAAGCCATTTGAACGTATGTAGTTAACCATTTTGCGTAAACGCGGACCAGTCATTTTTATTTTGTATCCGTGTAATTGTAAATACTGATTCATGCGTGTTACTATTAATTCGCTTTTTATCGGATTGTTTTTTTTATATTGTCTAAATCCGTGAATTACTATATTTAATATTTCCATTTCTTCAGCTGTTAATTCGCTGGTGTGTTCTTCAAATCCCGTAATCATTTGTAAATGTTTTTAATGTTATTCTTTTCAGCATATCTAATTACAAAGTCTTGCGCATCTTCCAACCTTTGACTTGAATAAAGATACTGCCTATTTCTACGAACGTAAAAATAATTATAAACGTAACCGTACTTGTTTTTTACCTTAGTTGGGTAAATCCATTTTACTTTAATTTTCATACTTATTTGTTTTATGTTTGTCAAAAGTAATATAAATTATTAATATAATTCTAATTCCTTACATTTTTTTTTATAAGTTGCTATAATTTCTTTTAGTTCCTCGATCGTGTACTTTCGTGTTTTTGTAGCTTCAGCACTTAAATTCTCAAACTCTTCTATTCCTATTTTCTTTAATAGGTTTTCACGGTAGTAAATTAAATTACCACTTAAATAAGTATTACAGTGTTCGCATTGAAGATGCACGTTGCGTTCGTCAAAACGTACCGACCAATGATTATTAGCATTGTAGAAGTGTCCAGCATTTTCTTTTAAGGGTTTCTTTTGGCACGATATACAAACGTTCCCGGCATCACGTAAACGAATATATTTGTTAAATACTTGTTGCGCCAATTTTATATAGTCCTGGACAGTCATTAAATCGGCTTTTAACTTCGCTTTTTTCTTTTGCCAGTTCTTTTGTTTTACATCGTTTATCCATTCAGTTACGCAATTAGGGTCGAAGCAATTTTTTTGCAAAAACACGGACGGTTCAAAGGGTTGTTTACAGTACTTACATTTTCGTGTTTTCATAATTTTATC